AGTATCGCACTTTTAATGCGAGAGTCATAGGTTCGAACCCTATCGGGCGCACAAACTGTTTAATGAAATGGTCTGTTCAGGTACACTGAACATTCAATTTTACTGAACACAACTGCGCCTGAAGCTCATGTGGACGGGCTTCCCGCTTTTAACGGGAAGGTAGAGGGTTCGAGGCCCTCCAGGCGCACCAATTTGGATGTGTATCCGTAGCTAGGCGAACGGTCCAGACTCTTAATCTGATGAGATATCTCTCCACCGTGGGTTCGATTCCCACCACATCCACTAACCCAATATAATAATTATGGAAAATTTAACGGTATTATTTTTGCACACACAACATCGTGCGCAATCACATCAATTTGTAGTTGGTGAAGATGGTTTGGTGGAATATCATTCTGATAGAATTACACCTAGAGAATGTTTTGATAGATTCTTGGTGGATTATCCAATGTTTAATGTTTTGAGAGCTGAGGTATGTCAAAGAATTTCTACCCCAGATGCTTTAAAAGACTACATGTGGGTAGAAATTGAAAAATACAAAGGGGGATAATTACCTACCTAGGTAAGTCCAACCACATTTAGTTTGTTTTTGTCTACCATTTTTTAAATGATTAAATACACCAATACTTAAATTGCAATATTCGGACATCTTAGTTAAAGACAATTCAACTATTTCATTGGTTTTAATATTTAACCATTTTATTTTATTTTTTTCATTTTTGGTATTACTCATCAATTGTTTTGATTTTTCACTTTGTTTATTACCACCTTTAGCCATATTACCGTTTATTTTACGAGTTTCAGCAGCTATTTTACCGTATTTACTTCTTTCTTCTGTTGTTATTTTATTAGTCCATGGGTTTAGTTTGTAATATTCTTTTAATGATAGACTTATTTTTATTTTAGTTTCATCACTTTGAATACCACCATTACCACCTTCAGTTAAATTATAACCATTTGGTGTAATCGAATTTAATGTTTTAATATAATATATTTCCATATTACAACACTCTTCAATATTGGTACAAGTATGTAACACCTCCCACTTAAAATTATCTATACCATATTTTCTAATTGCATCTAAAAATATATAATGATAATGTTTACCTTTTTTATACCTAGATTTATAAACGTGGCCTCTAATTCTTTCAGCTAATGTTCTTGTTGTATAACCAATATATACCTTATCATTAATTAAGTTAGTTACTTTATAGACTAACATTTCCCATATCTTTATTAATTAATATTCTAATTCTTTTAGATAAAGAATATCCATTTTTTAAACAATGCACCTTATACCCCTCAATAATATCTTTTTCAATTCTAATATTGATTAAGACTTTTTTTTCTTTTTCCTTCATATTGTAAATCTTTTGCTTTACAATAAATATATGTAAAATGTATAAAAGACTAATAATTGTAAAAATAAATTTACCTACCTTGCGACTTGTATTGCTTCTTGTAATTTTTAGAAGTTTTGTTTTTAGATGTTCCTTTTTTAGAATGAATACCTGGTCTTTTTGTTGTTGTTTTTTTTAAAACAGAAGTTCCACTCCCACCTTTACTACCTTTTGCCATAACTATAAATTTATTTATAAATATAATAACAAATATTAAACACTATATTTATTTAAAAATATTAATCAATCGAAAGGTTGATTTTTTGGTTTTTTAATTGTATATTTGTGATTATGAAAAACATGATATTTTTAGATTATGATTCAGAGCGAGAAGGGAATGAAATTAGAATTGGTAAACCAAACCAAGAGGCCCCAACAGACAAAGCTATTGAATTAGAGATATTAACTTCAGATGTTGATTTATTAACAGATGGGTTGATTAAATTAATTAGTGAGGCCCATAAAATGGGTTATTGGGATAAATCAACAATATTAACAGAAGTTGTTGACAAATTATTAAAAGAGAAATATGACAAATCAGGAGAAAGCATTAATGTATGAAGCGATTGTTGCTGAAGGTGACAAATTAAATAGAGAAAAATCTAGATTAAAAGCTGAAAACGCTGGCATAAATATGTCACCAGAAAGACAAAAAGAAGTTGCAGATATCGATAGAAGGTTATTAATTTTAGAAGCTAGGTTGAACGAATTGATTAGATAAGTTATGGCTAAGGTTAGGGCTAAAGTTAAAACGGAACCACAAACACAAAACGTGGAACCAACTAAAGTTAGGTCAGTTGCTAAACAACCAACTAAAAAAGTTGAAGCACAACCCAAAGTAGTTGAAAAGAAAGTTGATGATAAAAAATCAACATCAGATAGTCGATTTGAAAGACATAAAGCTTCTGGTGATTTAATCAAACGTGCTGAAATATCTGAAAAAGTTAAACAAGGTTTACTTAGGTGGGCATTCTATGGGATAGAAAATGACAATGGGTATCAGTATTATTTAAAAATCAAAAAATAGTTATATGGAACTACAAAAACAAATCAGTGCAGATTTAGTTGCTGCAATGAAAGCAAAAGACACAACAACATTAAATGTGTTAAGAGTATTAAAAGGTGAAATTCAAAGGGGTGAACAATCATCAAACGGTAAGATTGAATTATCAGATGCTGATATTGTTAAGTTGGTTAAAAAATCGATTGATGGTATCAATGAAACTGGTGGTGACCAAGCTGAAGTTGCTATACTTGAAAAGTATATGCCAAAACAAATGACCGAACTTGAAATTCAATTATCGGTAACATCATTAATATTAGGTAATAACTATAATTCACCTAAAGATATGGGTAAAATTATGGGTTATTTTAATCAAAACTACGCTGGTCAATATGATGGTAAGGTACTATCTGAAGTTGTTAAGAACTTATTAACGAACACTGATTCAATTGTGTAATGGATAGTAACGAAAGATTAATCGAGGATATTAAAAAGTTAATCAAATTCTATGAGGGGATACCACAAAGTACCCCTCAATTAGAATTATACGTTAAAAAACTTCATCAGCAATTAGATGAACTAACAAACGAACAAAATAATCAAAAATGAGTAAATCTGTTTTAGTAGCTGTGGCTAATGATGGCCAACAAAGTATGCCATTAGATGTTGTTAGTAAATGGGACCCAGATAAGATGTCATTCTTTGGTGACACAGTTTTTTTTAAAGTTGAAGATACATATTTTTCGATGAAAAAATTAGATTTTTGCAATATTTTCACAGAAAAGTGTGCATTTATAAAATATAAATAATATATTTGCGTATGGCATTATTAAAATTTGAATTAAAAGAAGACCACATAAAGTTATTAAAACAACTTAGATGGTCTATAAAATCAGACCAGATTATATCTAAAGGTGATGATAATGAAGAATATGGTGATTCACCATTTGGTGGTGATGATTTGGTTGAAGATATGTGTATCATATTAAACGGTAGACCGAGTGATTTTGACCCCCTTGATGATGAACAACTTGTTTCTGAAGTGTCTGATGAAGAAAAAACTAAATTGTTGGAATTGTTCAATGAATTACCAACAGCATTAGATATTATACTATACACTAGTTCATTTGAACTTGGACACTATAAGAGTAAATGGTATGATAGAAACTGGATTAAATATGAACCTAAAATTAAATTAGTATGAGTAGATTTGAAGAAGCATACATGATTGTTAAAGTTTTAACAAAAAAAGGTGGTAAACCACAACATGTATTCCTTGTTGATAGCAATAATGAAGTTTTGGAATTTGATACTGAAGATGAAGCTAAAAATATAGCTGAATTATTTGAAACAAATTCTGAAAATGGTTGGATGTATTATGTTAAAAAGGTTTAACTATGAATAATACTACATTCAATTTTAAATTATTACCACATAATAAAGTTTGGTTTACATCAGACCCACATTTTGGTCATGCTAATATTATCAAGTATTGTAAAAGACCATTTGAAAATGTTGATGATATGAATCAAATATTAATTGATAATTGGAATATGGTTGTTGACCATGATGATTTAATCATATGTGGTGGTGATTTTGCGTTGGGTAATTCAAAAAGTACTATTTCGGTACTTAATCAACTAAATGGGAATAAAATATTAATCAAAGGTAATCATGAAAAATCTGTACTTAGTAACAAAGAAGCTAGGTCATTTTTCAATGGTGGTATATACGATATTTTGGAAATTACAATACTGGACGAAGAAGTATCAGATGGGTTCCAGGATATAATATTATGTCATTATCCAATGGTTACTTGGGATAAATCACATAGAGGTTCCTGGCAGCTATTTGGTCATGTTCATGGTATGTTAGATGGTGATAAAAGATTATCACCGAATCAAATGGATATTGGTGTTGATTCTAATGGGTTTAGACCTATTTCATACCAAGAAGTGAAAGAAATCATTACAGTACAAAACTTAGATAGAATTAAAAATGGAAAATAATTTAACAGACCCATACATCAATGACCTAAGATGTATTAAGCGGTTAATCAGTGAGTGGGTTAAACACAAATCATTAATAATCGCTTATGATTATGATAACACTGTTTTTGATTACCATAATCTTGGTTATGAATTTAATGGTTTAATAAAATTATTAAGAGAGTGTAAAAAATATGGTGGTAAATTTATCGTTTATAGTTGTTCACCACTTGATAGACATTATGAGATGAAATCTTATTTAAATGGTAATGATATTCCATTTGATACTATTAATGAAAACATTGTGGAGTTACATGGTGGTGGTGGTAAACTATTTTATAATATATTTTTAGATGATAGAGCTGGTCTTAAATCAGCATATTCTGTATTGCATGCAGCACTAAACGTTATGAAAGAAGAACCAAGTGATGAAAAAGAAGCATTTGAAATATTAAAAACAATATATGGAAATCGAGCCACTTATTAATAATGATGAAGACCTCAATGCGTTATTAATTGGTTGTAAAAACAACGAATTAAAGTATCAAGCAAAGTTTTATTCTAAATATTATTTTATAGTATATAATACATGTAAAAAATATGTTAAAGTCTCGTGTGATGCTGAAGATATAACTCAAGAAGTATTCATAAAATTAATGAATAAGTTACATACATTTAATGGTAAATCACCAGGTCAATTTGTTAACTGGTTAAAAATGGTTAGTAAAAACAATACTGTAGATATTCTTAGAACAAAAAAAACATTCATTAATATTGATGATGTATCATTAGATATTGGATTTGATAGTATTGATTTAAACATTATTGATGGTCCTGATAATAAAATGGAATGTGATATAAAAAACTCAATATCTAAATTAAGTCCACAATTCAAACGAGTTTTTGAATTATACTATTTGGATAATTACACTCACCAAGAAATTGCTGATGAATTAAATATCAATGTCGGCACATCAAAATCAAATCTATTTAAAGCTAAAATGAAACTAGCGCAATTGCTTAAGCAATATAATAATAATTTTAATTAAAATTTATGAAATTTAAAGATTTAACAGAAGCGGATAAGGAGTATGCTTATGGCATTTATACAAACAAGGACTTATCTTGGGATGATAGAATGTCTAAACTTGTGGAATTTTTCGGAAAATCAGAAAGAACAGTTAGAAAATGGTGTTCAGAGAAACTAAACTTCAAAGAAAAGGTTGATATTGAACCAGAACAATATGTAAAAGCCAAAGAAAGAAAACACGATAAATCTAAAAAAAGGTTTATCATAACTTGGGCCCAAAATAATACACCAGTTCACACTAATTTCTTGAAAAACATTGAAGCTTATGGTGATTACATTGGTGCTGATATTCACATAATCGCTGGTAGATATAAGAACCCAACATCAGTATGGACTCAAGGGCAAGAAGATAATGAATTTTGGGATAAATCAGTATTAGATTATTTAGATGCTAATAGACATGATGTACATAAATTCGTTTCTATATTATCCGACATTAAAGTACACCCAACGGCAGTTAATCCATTAACTGGATTACATAGCATTAGCGGTGTTAATTCTTGTGTTGTAGGTTCACCTAAGGTACAGATGGAGATGATTCCAGTATTGGAAGGAAATCGACCTAAAATGATGTTGACTACTGGTGCTATTACTATGCAGAACTACACTGATTCAAAATCAGGTAAGGTAGGTGAGTTTCACCATACATTTGGTTTCGTAATTGTTGAAATTAAAGATGGTGAAGTATTCTTTGCTAGACAAGTAACAGCTAGTGATAAGAATGGTAGTTTTACTGATTTATTCTACAATGTGAATAAAGGTATTGTAACTAAAATTAATCAGATTGAAGGTATTGTATTAGGTGATTTACATATTGGTCACCATGATGAAGATGTATTAAATACGACATTTGAATTAATGGATGAACTAAAACCTAAACACGTTATTTTACATGATGTTTTTGATGGTGATTCAATTAGTCACCACCAAATGAAAGACCCGTTCGTTCAATACGGTAAAGAAGTACAAGGGACTAATGATTTAGGTAGGGAAATTGATGACATGTTGGAGCAATTAAATCGTTTTGCTAAATTTGATAATGTTGTTATCGTAAGAAGTAATCACGATGATTTTGTTGACCGATGGTTAAAGAATGAGGATTGGAAGAAACAACCCACATTCAAGAATGCACCATTATATATGGATTTAAGTGCTAGATTACTTAGACAATATGCAAATGGGTTTGAAGATGTTAAAGGTGTTATTCCAGAATTGATTAACGATAGATTCCCTAAGTTTATCACATTAGGTAGAAGCGCATCATATAAGATTAAAGATTGGGAGTGTGGCCAACATGGTGACATTGGTAGTAATGGTTCTAGAGGTTCTTTATTACAGTATAGAAAATTAAATACTAAAATAATAGTAGGACATTATCATTCACCAGGTCGTAAAGATGGTGCAATTGCAGTTGGTACTTCAACTAAATTAAGAGTTGGTTATAATCAAGGGGCCAGCACTTGGTTGCAATCACATGTGATTATACATTCTGATGGAAGAGCGCAACATATTAATTTTATAAATGGTGAATATACAACATTGTAATGAGAAACAAATACGATAAACTGGAAACTGAAATCCAAGAACTTTGGAAAAAAAAGATGTTAACTAGTGATGAAATTGTTAACATCTTTAAGAAGTATGAGGAATCAAATTTAAATAAAATTAAAAAATTAAACAAACGTAGGTCATTTGAGCATAATAGGATACGTGGTGGGTTGAAACAAACTATAAATGCTCACGGCCCAATAGATATGAAATTAATTGGTAGTGCAACCAAAAGAATATCTGGGTCGTTAATAACGGATGAAAATATAATACCAAAAGGTAATTTTAATAGCTTTGTTTGGGGTGTAATTATAGGTTCATTAATGATATTATTATTAGTATGAAAGATTTAATTAGAACATTATTTAGGAAAAAAATAAATGAAGGTAAACACACTGACAAATTTGAATATGGCTGTGTTATGGTTTACTTAGATGTTAATAAGGATGATTGGGATTCTTTAGAAACAATGGTTGATAAGGAAGATTTATATCTTGGTAAAGATGGTGATAGGGGTTATGGTTTTGAAACCGAACCACATGTTACAGTCCTTTATGGATTACATGGTGATATTCCATTAGGAGATATTGAGGAAGTTATAAACAAATTGAAAAGACCCGTATTGAAGATGCAAAAAGTTTCTTCATTCGACAATCCACAATTCGGTGTATTAAAATTTGATGTTGAAAGTAAGGATTTGCATAAAGAAAATAAAAAATTTACAGAATTCCCACATACAACATCATATCCAGACTACCACCCACATTGCACAATAGCATACATCAAACCAGATAAGATTGATGAGTATGTGAAAAAATTCAAAAGCATTGAACCAATCAATGTTGTTGTTGAAAAAATAGTTTACTCGATGGCTGATGGAACAAAAAAGGAATATTCCTTTGCTGATTAAATATTTATTCGTATATTTGCAAAATGAAAGATAAAATTAGAATGATATTAAGAGAAGGTGTTGTTGATGATGTCATCAAAAGAATAGCTATATTTGATTTTGATGGTACATTAATTGACACTGATACCCCAGAAAGTGGCAAAACATTATGGGAAGATGAATTTGGGTTTGAATGGCCATTTAAAGGTTGGTGGGGCAGACCTGAGAGTTTGGATAGTAGAATCTATTTTGAAAAAAATAAAGATAAATTATCATCAGATGTTTATGGGAAAGGTATATCTAAAAATATATTTGAAAACAACCCAATTTTAAAAACGTTACAAGCTTATAGAGAGCAATCAAGTAAGCCAGACACTATAGTGATACTATTAACTGGTAGACATTCTGGTGTTGGTAACTTGGTTACAGAGATACTAAATAGTAAAGGATTAAAATTTGATGATTACATTTATAAAACTGGTAATTTAGATACTGCTGATTTTAAAGTTGAAGTTTTAAATAAACTAGTTAGCAATAATCCAGGTTTACGAGAAATTGAAATATGGGAAGATAGGGACGACCACTTACCAATATTCCAAGCATGGGCCAACAACCAACACTTTAAGGTTTTAGTTCATCACATAACAGATGCAACAAAGTAAAAAAAGGGAGCCAATAGGTTCCCTTTTTAATTTTCATTTATATTTATCATTAAACGTTTAAAATGAAAATTACAAAGACTAGTGATGAAGGTATTGATTTAATTAAATCATTCGAAGGTTTTAGTTCAAAACCATACCTATGCCCAGCAAAAATACCAACAATTGGCTACGGCGCAACTTTTTATCCTGACGGTAAAAAAGTTACCATGAAAGACGCATCTATTACGGAAGAAGAAGGTGTTAAATTATTAAAAAGTATGTTGGTTAAGTTTGAACAATATGTTGATTCATATTGTATTGATACAGTTAATCAAAATCAATTTGACGCTTTAGTTTCATTCTGTTATAATTTAGGTCCAGCTAATTTAAAATCTAGCACTTTACTTAAAAAAGTTAATACTAATCCAAATGACCCAACAATTGAAGCAGAATTTATGAAATGGACTAAAGCTGGTGGTAAAACACTTAAAGGTTTAGTTAGAAGAAGAGAAGCTGAATCTGAATTATATTTTAATAAATAATAAAAAATGAGTTATACAAAAGAACAAATTGAAACAGCTGTAAAAGCTAAAGGATATAAATGGTTTGAAGATGACGCTAACAAAGGTTTTGATGTAAACATTGTTGGTGTTAGAAATAATGCAGCAAGTGTTGCAGATAAAGTAACAAATGTATTTGATGATTTCTTAACTATATCATTTAAAGAAAATGGTGTTTGGAAATTTTATTGTTGGAATGCAACTACTGACCCAGGTAAAAAAGGTGTTATGCAATTCCATAATAATAAAGGTGTTGCTAGATTAGTACCAGGACAATATAGAAGTGTTTGGTCAATCGATAAACACCAAGGTAAATACGATGCACTTTGCCAAAGAAATGGTGATGTTAAAGTTTGGAGAGATGCTAATAGAAATTTAACATTTGAAGAAGTTGTAACTGACACTGGTATGTTCGGTATCAATATACATAAAGCTGGTCAAGATTCTACATGGGTAGAAAATTGGAGTGAAGGTTGCCAAGTATTCAAAAGAGTTAAAGACTTTGATGAATTCATGCAGATTTGTAAGAAAGCAGCAAAAATACATGGTAACAAATTTAGTTATTCATTATTAGAAAGCACTGACATAATTTAAAAAAAAAGCCAAAGAAATTTGGCTTTTTTCATTTATTATAAGTATCTTTGTAAAAAACTATAATAAATTGATGTTTAAAAAAGGAGATATTGTAACTGGTGAAATAGGCCTTACTGGATTTGGTTCTGGTTATGTTACAAATGAACATATAAAACGAGGGATATATGTTAATAAAAATAATGCAAATAAAGCATTGCATTTAGATAAGGTTAATGTTGAATTAACTAAAGTTGAGGGTGGACAATTTGAGGGTAAAGTTGTAGAAATAATAGAAAGATTCAAAACTGAGTTTGTTGGTACGATGCAAATATCTGTTAAACATGCTTTCTTTATTCCAGACAACAAAAGAATGAATATTGATTTTTTCATACCATTAAATAAATTATCTGGCGCATCTGATGGTGACAAAGTTGTTGCAAAGTTAACAACTTGGGGTGAGAATCAAAAGAACCCAAATGGTGAAGTAATTAGAGTTCTTGGTAAATCTGGTAACAATGATGTTGAAATACACAGTATACTTGAAGAATATAATTTACCATATGAATTCAAACAGAATGTAATCAACGAATCCGAATTAATATCTGACGTTATTTCTGAAAAAGAAATTACTAAGAGATTGGATATGCGTGATATATTAACATTTACTATTGATGGTGAAACTGCCAAAGATTTGGACGATGCATTATCTGTTCAATGGGTTGACGGTAACATTCAAGTTGGTGTTCATATTGCCGATGTATCTTATTACGTTAAACCTAATAGTGCAATTGATGATGAAGCATATAAACGTGGGACATCAGTATATTTAGTCGATAGGGTTGTTCCTATGTTACCTGAGAAATTAAGTAACAATCTTTGTTCGCTTAACCCACATACTGATAAATTAGTTTACTCATTTATTTTTACACTTGACCGAAATGGTAAAGTAATTAATGAAAAGTTTTGTCGTGGAATTATCAATTCTAATTATCGATTAACCTACACTGAAGTTCAAAAAGTAATTGAAGGTGGTAATACACATAATATAGAATTGAAAAATGCTATATTAGATTTGCATAAGTATGCCAGTAAAATTAGAAAAGTTAGAAGCAGCAAAGATTCATTAAAATTTAGGGGAACTGAAGTTAAATTTGATTTAGATGGTGATGGTAAACCAGTTGGTGTTTATTTTACTGAACAAAAAGAATCTAATTGGTTGATTGAGGAATTCATGGTACTTACAAATAGACAAGTTTGTGAATATGTAACTAAAAAATCAGTACCAACATTACATAGAACACATGATGAACCAGACCCAACTAAATTAGAGTCTTTAAAAACTTTCGTAGAATCGGTTGGTTATAAATTAGACTTATCCGATGATAGGAAAATTAAAGATAAACTGAATGGTTTGTTAGCTGAAGTTAGTGGTTCACCAGAAGAAAATATTATTAGCAACTTAGTTGTTAGGTGTATGGCCAAAGCCAATTACCAAACTAAGAATATAGGTCACTATGGGTTGGGGGTTAAGTATTATATGCATACAACTAGTCCAATTAGAAGATATCCAGATTTAATATTCCACAGAATAATTAGTGATGTGTTGGGTAAAGATGGTTATTTAATGTAACCCACTTTTGAATAATTTTGATTCTCTAGCTCTTCTAGTTTCTAGACCTGGATATTTATTAAACATTTGGCTGCTGGTGCTTTTTATTGCTTCAGCAGCTTCATTAAATTTATTACGTTTAACAAATTGTATAAATTCACTTTGTCTAAAATTATCGATTCCCATATTATAAATCATTGAAACCATTGCATCATACATTGGCTGCGTGATATTTGGTTTAATACCATCACCTCTCCATTCATTTAATACCCTATCTAAACCATTTGCTGCTAATTGCATATCATCTTTTAATAAGATTTCTGCTTGTTCTTGAGTTATAGTAGTTTTTCCTGGTGTTATTTCATTATACTTTGGTAAGAAATCATATTTACCACCATTATCACCTCTACTTGGGTCCTTAAATACGGCATGACCATATCCAATTGTATATGCACCATCACCTAAATCATATGCGGTTAGAACTGGTTTACCAGCAATACCTTCTTCTTGTTTTAATGATTGAACTAAATTATTTGAAAATGACAACTTAGTAGGCGCTACTTTTAGTTTTTGTTCCTTCTTACTTATTTCTTTACCCAATAATTGAGTAATCATAATACCTTCCGTAGATTTAGCGTCTACAGTATTTTCAACACTAACTAATTGATTATAACCCATAGTCAAAGCCATTGATGCAATTGCAATTTTAATGAAACGAGATTTTAATTTGTCTGGTAGTTCAGCAACTTTAGCGACCAAACTTTTAACGAAATCAATTCCTTGTTCAGCAGTTCTAACATATGATGCTGATTTTTTAATGTCAGATTCAATACCATTTATTCTATCATAGAATTTATTATTAATTAAATCCCACTCATAATGCGCTGAATCAGTATCATCAGATTCCAATAATAATGAAGTAACTTCTGGGTATGATTCAACCAGCAATCTTGATTCATTTATTGCCTTATTTAAGTAATAAGCACTACTTAATCTATTAATATTATCAAATGTTATAATTTTCATCATATATAAATATCCTTTTTTAAGACAAAAATGTTGATATTTTAATTATAAATTAGTATATTTGTTAAATGAAGTATAAAGTTGACGAATTAGATAAAATGGCAATGCATTTATCGCAGAGGGAGAGGGTTGCTCAAAAAGCAAGTAGAGATAGTATTAAGTATAAACAATGTCAATACCTCATGGACAAACTTGGTAAAATATACGATGGTGTGATTACATCAGTTCAAGATTATGGAATGTTCATTGAAATACCTGAAAATGGTTGTGAAGGACTTGTTAAAACTAGTGATATTGGTTTTAGAAGTTGGTCATCAGATGTTAAAAATCATTGTTTTATTGAAGAAATTACTGGTAGAAAAATGAGACTTGGTGATGAAATTAAAGTAATAATTAAATCGATAGATTTAGAAAAAAAAGAAATTAATATGACTGTCCTCGATATTTATTAATATGAGGAAACCAATTATAAAAGATATAGATTTTGGAGAATATATGGTATCGATTATTTATTACGGTAATGGTAAAATAGATGTTAGTGTTTTAGATGAACTTGGAAATGAAATTGAAGGTATCTATATTACAAATGCTGATGATAATAATGGGTTTGATTTTAATTTAAATTAGTGGCAATAAATTTAGAATTCGATAGCTATGAAGATATTTTAGCATTTCTTTTTAACCAAAAAAGAATGTTATTCATTGAGACATTTAATGAAATCAAAGAGTGTATTAAGAATGGTAGTGACGTTGCAAATGCCGCTAATTTTTATATTAATGAAAGTGCTGTTATAATAAATGTTGAACGAGAAGATTGGCCCACACATCTTGAAACATCTTTAGTATTCTTTGAGAATGTTGAAGAATATGAAATCTGTCTAGAAATTAAAGAGTTATTAAATACTTTATGAGTGATTCTGAATTTGTATTGTGGTATGTTAATAAACATTACCTCTTTACTGGGTTAAAATTTAAATATAAATACCATATTAAAGATAATCATATTACCTTTGGTCAATTATGTGACAATGTATCTAATTCAACCGCAATTAATAAAATAGAAGATAAAACATTACATGGTTTCCTACTTAAATGGTACAATAATAAACAAATTGAAGCCAAATTAGATGCACTAGATTTCATCAAATACAAATACAAAGTAACTTTAGGACCAAGAAGTTGGGAAATTGCTAAATTATCTGGTAAATTAGTAAAAAAAGATGACATAGTTAAAGATTTAAATAAAAAATATGATTCTGATTTTATCATAAATTTAATAGACGAGTGGTTTGATACTGAGATGGTTAGAATCACCGAAACCTCAACACTACATTTTAAGTAAAAAAAATATTTAAAAAAATTTGGATAATACACATATTGTCCTTATCTTTGTAAAACGATGGAAGTAATAGTTAAAAATAAAAAATCATCATATGAATATGAGTTTATTGATAAGTTCACTGCTGGAATTAAATTAATTGGTAGTGAAGTTAAGTCAATAAGGAATCATAAGGTATCAATATCTGAGGCATATTGTTACATTAAAGATGGTGAAGTGTATATTAAGGGTATGAACATATCTGAATACAAAGAAAGTGGTATTCACACAAATCATGACCCAATCAGATTAAGGAAATTATTGTTAAACAAAAAAGAAATAATAAAACTAGATGAAGAAATTCAACAAAAGGGCTTGACAATAGTACCCATTAGTCTTATCATTAATGACAAGGGTCTAATTAAACTTGAGATAGCATTATCTAAAGGTAAAAAACTTCACGACAAACGTGATTCGATTAAAAAACGAGATTTAGAAAGAGAGTTAAACATTAAATTTTAAACATAAGTATATATGAGACAATTAAAAATCAATCAGAAAATTACAAACAGAAATTCAAGTAAATCATTTGAAAAGTATTTATCAGATGTTAGAAGTATCAAATCATTTGAAACTCCAGATGCAGAATACCAATGTGCATTAAAAGCATATAATGGTGATAAAAATGCTATCAATGAATTAGTTGAAAGAAACTTAAAGTTTGTAATTAGTGTTGCTAAACAATATGCTTGTTCATTAGCACCACTTGAAGAATTGGTTAATGAGGGTAATTATGGGTTGATTGAAGCTGCTGAAAAGTTTGAACCATCTCGTGGATTTAAATTCATATCATATGCTGTTTGGTATATTAGAAAAAATATAACAGATTATATGAATAGACATTCTAGGTCAATTAGAATACCTATCAATAAAATAACTGAGTTGAATAAATTGAAAAAAGAAATTGAAAAACTTGAACAAACAAATGAAAGACCAGTATCATCAATTGATTTGGTTGGACTTGAGGGTTCGGATTTAAATTTCGATAACATTAATATGTTATTAAGTTTGGATTCAATGTCAGTTTCATCATTAGATGCACCTTTCACTTCAGATGGTGATAGTGGTTCAATGATTGATGTTATTGAAAATACTAATTCATTAAGTTCAGACCACTTAGTTAATGAAAATGATTTTTTTAAAGTAATGGAATCTGCATTATCTGGTTTAACAAATAGACAAAGAGAAATCATAACATTGACATATGGTTTGAATGGTCAAGAGCCACTTAGTTTGATTGAAATTGGTGAAAGAGTTGAAATGAGTCGTGAAGGTGTTAGACAATTAAGAAAGAAAGCACTTAAGATTCTAAAAATAAACATGACTCGTAACGGGGTTAAAATAGAAATGTTTAATAATTAATATAACCCCTAAAGGGGTTTTTTTATTTGCATTTTTAATAAATTACAGATATTTATTATTAAACGCTAAAAATGAATAGAGACGACATTAAATATAAACTTAGAGAATCACTAACTGGGTTATTTGAAGATTCTGATAAAGAGGAAAAAGAAAAAGAAGATTCTAAAAAAGAAAGTGGAATCAAAAAAGATTATTCAGATGTTCAAATCGCTTTAGATAAAGACAGAGACCCAACAGCACCATCACAAGTTGGTGTTATGAAAAAAATGGGTATACCTGATGATGAGAATGGAGTTAATAGGTCTTTATTCGGTAAAAAATTACACCAAGAAAAAAATGATGATGGTTCATTATATCAATTTGATGATAAGGAACTATCGAAATTGCGAGGCGTGATAGACGCTAGATAATATTAAATCCACGAAAGTGGATTTTTTTTTGTCAAATAATTTGGAAATATCATTTATTTGTTTTATCTTTGTTTTATAAATTTAAAGAACATGGAAAATAACGGAATGAAATTTTATCAAGTATTTGGGTTCGGTGGAACCATCGCAGTAAATGGGTTAACTTTTAGTGAATTAATTATGGTTAATGGTGGTACTCTAATTTTTATGATATTACTATTAGGTGTACTCGCATCCATATTCCCAATTTTAATGCTATTTGCATACGCTATGGTGGTCATGGCTGGTAATTGGGAACAAATGCAATTAGACCGAGTTAGAGTCAATATATTCGCCCTCGTTGGTTATGTATATTTTATGTTTGACTACCATTTTGGATTTGTGGGTTGGATATTCTTCCACACAATGTTTGGTGCGGAATTTGTTGACAAATTATGTTACATCAATACTGCATTATTTCTATTGAATATACTATTAATGTTTTTCGGTAATAGGATTTTCAATCAAATTGATAATGGATTAGTTAGGTTAGCAGCATTTGGTGTTATACTATTCCTATCAAGTAAAGTGTTATTACCTATAGGTAAAGCAATAAGTCCAGCAATTACAACACAATATGTACCTAAACCTGGTGAAGTCATAAATGAAAATGGTGAAGAAATTAATGAAGAATCCACTGAAGAAGAAGAAGTTGATGGTTTAGATAGACAAATTGAACAATTTGAACGTGGTAGAGGTAATTACAATTATAACTATACCACACCAGAATCAAATGATAGTGATGAAGAAAAAATTGAACATTACGGTTGTTAAATTTGGATAATTAAAAAATAATTAGTATCTTTGTATAAACATTAAAACATTATTTATGTATACGTTCGTAAATCCAGAATTGAGAAAAGAAGCCAACAAATTAATTTCTAAAGGTTGGAACCCAAGTAAAGGTAAAGTTAGTGGTAATTCAATTGAGTTTGATGAGGATTGTTCATCATACCTTTATTATGGTAATGCAGTAGGTAGAGATTCAGATTTATCTGAATTAGTAAAAATGTTAAACGAAAAATTGGTTAATTAATAAATTATTACTATATTTGTACTATGGATTATTTAACCGAAGTTGAAAGGAAACAAAGAGTCATGGATGATTTTGATGGTTTCACATTTGAATACACAAGAGATTTATCGGGTGAGGTTTTAATACACCCACCAAAAGAATACACCAATGAAATGCTTTGTGTTGCAGTATCTCAATTAATTGGTATGTTTATGTTGACAACGCATAATAAATTAAACGGATTCTCAGGATTCGGTAATGTTAACTTTAAAATTAATTAAAAATGGCAAGAAGTGATTTTAAAATGTTTGATTCAGTTATTGGATTTGAACACATGGATTCAGAAACTCAGATTGTTGAATCAGATGGTACAATTAGAATGTACAAAGGTGGAGTTAGTTCAACATATTTTTGTGGTGAACGAAAACAAATTACACCAAAAGAATGTAACCCAAAGTGGTTTACAAATTTCAACCAGGCATTGCTTGATAAAATAAGAGATTACCATAAAAACAATTTATAATGTGGAGATTTAAAGAATTAAAAAGAAGTATTAAAAACCTATGGAAATGGTTACCGATAATCTGGAAAGATAGAGATTGGGACCATTTCTATATCTATGAAATCATAGAGTTCAAATTAAGAAAACAAGCTAATTATATTAGCACAATGGATAGACATACTAGAGCGCAAGAAGATGCTAGAGATATGTTAATCTGCGCTGAACTAATCAATAAGGTTAAAGATGGTTACTATGATGGTGAATATATGGATTACCATGAATCTGAATTTGAATTTTTACCAATTGAAGATAAACCAGGGTTTAGTGAATTGGAAATCAATGTGATAAGTGAAGATTTTGATTCATACTTTAAAAAGTACCCAAGTTGGCACAGAAGAGCTATTAATTATATCAAAGAAAATCAAAAAAGATATACTAGTGACCATAATGATAAAAAATTGGTGGCAATGGTTATGGGTGACTTAAGAGAAGTAAAAGCAAAGGAATTAATATTTAAAATAATGTCCGACAAAATTAATGGTTGGTGGGATTAAAAAATAAGCTTATGAATTTAACTAGTGAAATGATTAAAAACCTTTCTGATGAAAAATTAATCAGAATTGCAAATGTACTTAACCAACATGAAGATTGGCAAGTAAGTAAAAAATACACTGAAGACCAAGAAGTCTATGAAACACTTGTTGATGGTGGAGAGGGTCAATATATTGCAATTGTACAATTTTTATTTGGTGATTATGGTTTAGAACCAGAAGATTTCATAAGACATTTTGATGAGGACTTTATTGAAAGTTCACCAACTTGTGATGAATGGGTATTGATAATGGAAATAATTAACGAATGAAAGATTCAGACTGGAGTGTAGTTGCCGATGGTGATGAATGTGTCCACATAATAATAAATGATGATGTGGATATAACTAATATGGAATTGATGTTACTGAGTGACACTAGAAGTTCCATAATTAAAATGAAATTAAATATGCGTGATATTCACATTTGTACGCATACGAATAAACCAATGTTCGCACAAATTGGTCATTCAGTAAAATACGTTAAAAATTCAGGTGCTGAATACTACGAAAATGAAAAGATTATTCCTTGATGATTTAAGAATACCAACCGATTGTCCTACTGCGCAGTACATGTCTTATAGGAAAATTGATTTAAGAACATACCATGAAGAATGGGATATTGTTAGGTCCCATGGTCAATTTGTTAATTGGATTGAACAGAATGGTTTACCAGATTTAATATCATTTGACCATGACTTGGGTGATGATACCAACTTAAAAGGTGTATTACCAATTGAAGAATGGTTTGATATTGATAACAATAGAGAATACAATGGTATGGACTCAGCTAAATGGTTGGTTGACTATTGTATTGATAATGATTTAAAATTACCAGATTTTGCAGTACATTCAGCTAACCCATCTGGGTATGAAAATATAAAAGGTTTATTGGATTCATTCAAAAAACATGGGAATTAGTGGTTATTTAAATTATTAAATAGTACATTTGCTAAAATAAATTTATAAAAAAGTTAATAAACAAGAAATTGCAACGATAAACAAGGTAAGTTTAGTGAGCATTTTTTTGTTTAGTGAATTAAAAATCAAATAGTTATGACAGAAAGAGAACTAGAAATACTAAGATTTGAAAAAGTTGAAGTACCTATTGAAGAAAGTGGTGATAAACCATATTATTATTACACACACGATGTGGTAAGGGGTTTATCACTTATATCAAATGGTAGTGATGAAGTTGAAGATGGTGAATGGTTTGTTGAGTTTTTTAATACTGACGTACCAGTTAGATTTAATGACATGGCCCAAGTATTGGGATTGATAAACATATTGAATAAGGCTATTGTTTATGAATAATAATAAACTATATTGTACCAATTGTAAAAAAGTGACAAAACATAGACCGAAGCTATCAGCGTTGATGGGCGGTTCAATGGTGTGTGATAAATGTTCAAAAATGAATGGTTTTTGTTCATTACTTAAAGTTGGTGATGAATCATTCCAAAAACATTCTAGAGATGTGCGTTGGGTTGAATTTGATGAGGATAGTAAAGGTAAAAGTTTACATGAAAAACCTATGGTTGGTTATAGTTTAATTATGAGTCCATTTAATTTTACGTTCACCTGGATGACAACTACCATTGTGGAGATTATTGAAGAAAGTAATAATTATCTACACTTCAAAACTGAAAATAGTGAGTATAAATTATATTATAATCCACAAGATGTTCAAGAAAGCTAGTAAAGAAGATGTTGATAAATTCATGTCTAAGGCAATTTTAAATGATAATATTTATCCGTATTTATCAACTAATAAATATTTTGGTACATTTGAAGTACCAGATGATGATTGGAGTAGTTTACTAATTACTAATGATTCAAATACATTTATATTTAAGGTAACACTTCGTAGAGCAGATGAGGTTGGTATGTCAATTTCATTATATGCTACATCATCATTTTCGGCTGGTAGAGCGTTAATTGCGATTAATGAAGTTATTAGAAGATATAAACCTAGGTATGTTGATACCACAGTACATTCTAGTAATACTAAATCAATAAAGTTAAATAGCAAATTACTGGGTGAACCTTGGGGTGTTGAACCAAAAGGTGCTTGGAATGCAAAATTGGGTGAATATGAAGATTTAGTTTATTTTAAAAAATTATTTGCATAATTAAAAAATTATTATTATATTTGTATTATTAAAACTAAAATATGGAAACAACGAGTTTAAAATCATTTAATTATTTGGAAAATGGTGAAATTACATTTTCAACAATTGATACAGTTAAAACAGAAAAGAAGTTAGATGCTGGTGTTTATAACCTACATTACTTCAATTATCCAAAGAATATATGTATTTTGAATAAAGTTTCAAACGAAAGAATACATGAAATACATAATTTTACTGATAAAGATAAAATAGATTTATTTTTTAATCAGTTTTTTTCTAAAAAAATGTATGAAAAAATAGATAATCTAGGTTTTATACATAAAGTTGGGTTATTATTTTACGGAAAAGAAGGTACTGGTAAAACATCTATCGCAAAACATTACTATAATATAGCAATAAAAGAACATGATGCGGTTGTTTTTTATGTAAATCAATATAATGAAGATTTTATAAAATGTTGGGAGTTTATTTCTGACATAAGAAAAATACAAAATAATCCAATATTTGTAATTTTTGAAGAGTTTGATGGTTTTTTAGAAAGAAATGTTAATCAATTAAAATCAATATTGGATGGTAACTTATCAATATCAAATTGTGTGTTTTTTGCATCAACAAATTATATTGAAAAAATACCAGATGCTATTAAAAATAGGGAAAGTAGATTTAAGTTTGTTATTAACATTGAAGGTATACAAAACAAATCTGATGTGTTTAATATTATGACTAAAATGCTTCAAGGTATATCTACTGAAGAAGAAATAACTAAATATTCAGAAGACCTTTGTGGTAAAACTCTTGATGAAATTAAACAGTTTTGTTTAAATAAAATTATGACATTACCAGTATATGAAAAAAAGAGAAGTAAAATTGGATTTTAATTTGTATTATGAAAGGAGTATTAGATTTAAATCGTGATAATGAGTGGATTGTTCGATATAGGGCAGAAGATAATGATTTGTTAATTCATAAGTCATTACCATTATCCAGATTCAATAAAATTATGTATAAAACTCAATTAGAAGTTGATACTGAAATTGAATTTAGAATAGTAAAAGAGAATAACGTTATATCACATTGTACATGCACAAATGAACAATATGATAATTGTGAGTTTTTTGTTAGGTCTGGTATTAATGAATGCATCAATTTTGATAATATTGAGGTTGAAGTTGCTAAGATAGAATCAATAACTCCAAAAAGACACCAAACATTTGATAGAGAGGTAGTTAAAAATTTATTAATAGAAGTTAAAAATAGATTTGCTGTAATGAGCAATGATAACTATAATTCAGACCTGGATGTTATTGAATGGTTTGAAAGAAATTTCCCAAATAAATAAAATATGAAAAATAGAATTGAAAATTTATGGATATTACAACTAGCACTTATAGCTGGTATTGTATATTTAGCATCCCAAGATATAGATGGTTGGGGTTGGTTAACCTTTGCTTTATTTTGTACACTATAATTTTTTTATATGAAAAAGTTTATTTTAAAATTATTCACATTAGTATTTTTAATATCTTTGTTATCATTTACAAAAAGTGATATAACTGAATGTGTTGCAACTTGGTATGATAGACACGGTGCATCAACCGCATCTGGTATAAAAATGCATAAAGATTCATCAACAGCGGCATATAATTCAGTACCATTGCACACTAAATTAAAGATTGTTAACCCAGCTAATAATAAGTCTTGCATTGTAACTGTGACTGATAGAATGGCCAATAAAACACCAAATAGAATTGATTTGAGTTACAAAGCTTTTGGTGAAGTCGCCAATCGTAGTCAAGGTAGAATAAACGTAATTGTAATTAAAATAAAATGAGTTTTTTAAAATACCTTATTGTCTGGATATCCCAAAACTTATCAATACCATTTTGGATGGTTGGTCATGTTCATTTAATGACTACAGTATATGCTGATATTCACGAAATTATAATGTCAATTGGTATGAACATAATAGTGGCCGCTGGATTTATAATAGATTATAAAGAACAAAATAAAAATAAAATATGAGTAAAGCAATTTTAAAATTTGATTTATCTGACCCAGATGATTTAATAGATTTCAAAAGAGCAGTAAAAGCTGGTGATATGGCTTTTACGTTGTTTGAAATATTCAGGAATACAAAGAAAGGTTTAGAGTGGGATATTGCTGCTAAAATTTCAGAAGCAAAAGATAAAGGTGAAGAATTTTCAGCTTTTGATGCATTATATTTAATCTACGACACATTGTTTGAAAAATTAAATGAAAATGATATTAATATAGATGATTTAGTATGACAGATGAACAAATGAATGAATTCCTCCAATCAATTGGTGGATTAGAAAATGGTTTCTACACGAATAGGGAAGCAATTACAGATTGTGGTTTCTTTGACGTTGATAATGGTTGGTTCCCACTTATAAAAGAATTAATTGAAGACTTAATTGCTTTGGGTTGGGATAAACAAACGTGTCAAGTAAAAGAAAAATTTGGTGGCTTAAGGTTTTATATAAACGCTGGTAGTGATGAGATATTCGATAGAATTTCTAAAGCTGAAAGTGATAGCTACGAGACTTGTGAAACTTGTGGTGAAAAGGGTGAGTTAAGAAAGGATTTAGGTTGGTTGTTTACCTTATGTGATGAACACCACCAAGAAAGATTAGATAAAAAGAATGCGAAACAAAATTAAAAATTATGGAAATGGTGCATTAATCGGTATGGTTGGTGAATACCTTTACCGTGTCGAGTTTTCAATAATACCATTTAGTATTTTAATATTGTTGG